CCGCTGGACCTGATCGACAAGCTGATCGCGGAGAAGAGCCTCCACGAGTTCATTAAGCAGGCGTGGCACATCATCGAGCCGCTGGCGCCGTTCGTCCCGGGCTGGCACATCGAATCCCTCTGCGAGCATCTCGAAGCGGTAAGCGCGGGGCAGATAACCAGGCTCCTCGTAAACGAACCGCCGCGGACCATGAAGTCCGGGCTGATCTCCGTTTTCTGGCCAACCTGGGAGTGGGCGACACGCCCCACGACCCGATGGATGTTCTCCTCCTATTCCTCGGGGCTGTCGACGCGCGACTCGCTCCGCTGCCGGCGCATCATCGAGAGCCGCTGGTACCAGGAAAGGTGGGGCAATGTCTACCGGCTGACGGGCGACCAGAACGTAAAAACCCGGTATGAGAACGACAAGGCCGGCTATCGTCTTGCTACATCCGTCGGCGGGTCGGTCGTTGGGGAAGGTGCCGACATCCTTGTTGCCGACGATCCGAACAACCTCGACGAGATCCATTCGGATCCGGTTCGCGAGGGGGTGAATCGCTGGCTGGACGAGGTATGGAGCACCCGGATGAACGACCCGAAAACGGGTCGCCAAGTCGTGGTACAGCAGCGAGGCCATGAGCGGGACGCCACCGGGCACCTGCTATCCCAGGACGTGAAGTGGGAACACATCTGCCTCCCCATGGAGTTCGACGGGAAGCGGCGGTCGACATCTCTCGGGGCTTACGATCCACGGAAAGAAGCCGGCGAACTTCTCTGGCCGGAGCGGTTCGACGCGGTATCCCTGAAGGAACTGAAGACGCGACTTGGTTCCTACGGCGCCGCGGGGCAACTGCAGCAGACTCCTTCGCCGGCCGGCGGTGGGATCCTCAAGCGGGAGTGCTGGAAATACTACAAGGCGCTCCCCGAGAAGTTCGACGAGATTATCCTCTCGTTCGATATGACGTTCAAGAAGATGACCGACAGCGATTACGTCGTCGGGCAGGGCTGGGGCCGCAAGGGCGCAGACAAGTACCTCCTCCCGGTCATGATACGGGAGCGCATGGGGTTTGCCGCATCATGCCAAGCCGTGCGGAACCTGAAGGGCACGTATCCGAAGGCGACCGCGGTCCTCGTTGAGGACAAGGCGAACGGGCCGGCCGTCATCGAAACGCTGACGAAAGAGATCCCTGGGATCATCGCCATCGAACCGGAAGGCGGCAAGGAAGCCCGGGCCTTCGCGATCCAGCCTCAGCAGGAAGCCGGTAACCTGTACCTTCCGGATCCATCGATCGCATCGTGGGTCGAGGAGTTCGTTGGCGAGTGCACCTCGTTCCCCCGCGGGGCGAATGACGATCAGGTCGATGCATGCACACAGGCTGTCCATTGGTTGAGCAACCGGGCGATGCCCGGCTTCGCTTTCGCGTAAGAGACGGAGGAGGCATGCCGACAGAAGAGATGGACCTGTTCGCCGGAGTCGAGGCGGGGCTCCGCGAGAAGGCGGCCGCGCAAAATTCGGAAATCTCGCAACTCCTGTCCGCCGTCATCACCGGCGCTGGGGCCGGAATCGCCCCGGAAAAGACCTACGCGCAGCTGGTCGACGCCTACAAGTCCTGGATCTACACGGCGATCGACAAGATCGGAAAGACGCTCTCCACGAGGCCCATGCGGCTGTTCACGCTGCGCCGGAAGGACGGGACGAAGATCCTTGATCCGATGGCGATCTATCTGCAGATCAAATCACTCGGAACGGCTGCGGAGCAAGCGTACGCGCTCAAGGAGATGGGGGTCGAGAAGCGGGAAGTCCTCGAACATCCGTTCCTCGATCTCATCCATCGGCCCAACGACATCATGTCCCGGATGATCCTGTGGTACGAGACCGTCATGCGCATGGAACTCGGCGGGCTGTGCGCTTGGTATCTGCCAGCGAATGGGCTCGGGCTGCCGGGCGAGATCTGGCCGCTGCCGCTCACCCGTACCGCGGAGATCCGCGCGAAGGTCCAGGCGGATATGCGAATCGAGGCCTGGGTCTACCAAGACGGACAGGTGAAGAAGAACTTCCCCCCTCAGAATATCCTCGCCCTGAAATATCCGCATCCCGCTTCCCCCTGGCAGGGCTTCTCCCCGCTCATGGCGCAGACCTATCCCTACGACATCGACCTGTTCCTCATGCAGCAGCAGCGCGCGCTCCTGAAGAACATGGGCATCCCTGGGATGCACCTCCACACCGAGCAACAGCTTCTCAAGGACAAGCTGGACGAGATCAAGGAACAGATTCGCGAGCAGTGGGGATCCGCGACGCAGTCCGGACGGCCGCTCATCACGCACTCGGGCCTGAAAGCCGATAAGGCGGGCTGGTCCAACAAGGATATGAACGTCACAGGCTTGGCGAAATACGCACGCGAGAAGCTCATCACCTCCTACGACCTCTCCGAGGCGAAGCTCGGCCTCGAGGTCCCGTCCAACCGGGCGAACATGGAGGTCCTGGACGAGACGTTCGAGAAGGAGTGCATCAACCCGAAGGCCACGCTGATCGAGGAACAGATCAATACGTTCCTGATGCCGCGGTATGACAAGGGGCTGTTCTGCGAATTCGAGCGCGCGGATACCGGGAACCGGGAGTTCGAGCTCCTCGAGACGGAGATGGAGTTCCGCAACTTCGCCCTCACGGCCAACGGGTACCTGAAGCGCAAGGGCCGTCCTACGGTCCCGTGGGGGGACAAGCCGTTCATCCCGTTCTCGGTGATGCCTTGGGGAGAGGATCCTCCAGAGCCTCCGCCTCCGCCGAAGGAAGGAGCATCGGAGGAGAAGGCATCCCGCACCGACCGGCGCAACCGGCGCTGGCAGCTCTTCATCGCCCGCACCGCCCCTTGGGAGCGGATGCTGTCCGGGCAAATGAAAGGGTACTTCCACGCCCAGGGCGACGAAGTGATCGCGCGACTGAACCGGCTGGGCCCGCAGACCGAGGCACAATATGCCGGCTGGTCGAGGAAGGCCGTCCAGGAGCACGTCGCGAAGAAAGGCGTGGGGGACAACATCAACATCGACAAGAAGGCAGAGGCCGCACGGCTCCGGCTTCTCTTTATGCCTCCCATGACGACGATGGTGGAGCAGGGCGGCGCCCGCGTGCTGCGCGAGCTCGGCATGGCCGTTGTCTTCGACGTCAACGATCCGAAGGTCATGAAGTGGCTCGGGACCCGGATGGATCTGTTCTCCGAGGAGGTCTCCGGGACCACCTTCGCAGACATTCGGGCGATCCTGCGCCAAGGGTTCTCCGAGGGCAAGCCTCTCTCCGCGATCGCGGACACGCTGCGGGAAAAGTTCGACTCCTATGAAGCGTATCGCGCCCCGCTCATCTCCCGCACCGAAGTCATGGCCGGGAACAACATGGCCGATATCCTGGCGATCCGCCAGGCGGGCATAGAGGATAAGGTCTTGAAGACCTGGATCACCGCGGGCGACGAGGCCGTGCGGCCGACGCACGTGGCCGCCGGCGCACGATACGCGGACGGGATCCCGATCGGCGATATGTTCCAGGTCGGAGACGACGAGATGGACGCACCAGGGAACGGGTCCGATCCGGCGGAAACGATCAACTGCCGGTGCGCGCTCGGGTACGAAAAAGCAGGAAAGAGCGTCAGCGATATTCCCGAAGACGTCCACGCGGAGAAAAAGGGTCGGGGGGATATCAACGTTTTCGTCAGGGTCGATGCTGCGAAGCCGCAAAACAAGAAGATAAAGATGCGTCGGGACAGCGACGGAAATATCATCGGCGACATGATCGAGGAGGAATAGATGGGAGTCCTACGGATGCCCGACTCTTCGAGGAACTCACTGCGGCATCGGTTCCTCGAGCTGTTTTCTGGTGGCAGCATCGAACTGCGGTCGGGAGTTCAGCCCGCGTCGGCAAACACGGCCCCTTCCGGGGTTCTGCTGGCGACCCTCTCCCTATCCGGGGCTGTCGTCGGGATGGGTGAGCCGGGGGTGCTCGCTATAACGGGCATCGGTGAGGAGACCGCCGCTCCCGCCGCCGGGACGGCAACGTGGGCGCGGGTGAAATCAGCGGTGGGTTCCACGGTGTTTGATTGCGACGTCGGGAACATGCTGTCTTCCGCGGTCATCAAGCTCAACTCGGTGTCCATCGTGAAGAACGGTCACGTGAGGATCACGTCGTTCCGCATCACGTTCCCGGCGGGATAGCGTCATGAGGCCCGCATAGATGGCGGCCACCATAGCGCTGAACGGCACGAACGTCACGCTGGCGCAGGAGTCCGGTTCTCCTCCTTCGGGGTGGGGACAGGTGCGAATACGCGGGTCTGGCGGTCTGCCGACGATCTCCGCCTCCACGGACGTGTTCCTGCAGGGGACGCAGGCGGTAACGTCGCGGTCTACCAACTCGCGGTTGTGGTTGTACTTCGATCTCGGGTCGGGCCTGAACTTCTCAACGACTCACGCCGGGAAGCATATCTCGATCTGGGCTAACTTCCTCGCGGCGGGTCTGATGCAGTTGTCGACCTACGTGTCCGGGGCGGATCGCGGCGGGTTGTGCATCTGCCTTGGATCGTCCACGGCGAACTATTCGTACTGGAACTTCGGAGGGAAGGACACCTACGCGGGCGGGTGGACGCGTCTGACGATCGACCCGTCGAAGACCGCCTCGGGGACGGGCGGTACGGGACTTGACCTGACCTCCGTACGGTACTTCGGGGTCATCTTTGATACCGATACGGCGGCGAAGTTCGACAACGCGATCATCGACCGGATCGACTACGGGTACGGACTGACTGTCACCGGGACATCCACCTCGGGCCAGTTGTTCAAGGACATCCTTGCGGCAGACGAAGGAGACGTAAACAACAAGTACGGGTACGTCCGGTCTGACAACGGCGTTATCTACGCGCAGGGTCTTCTTACCCTCGGGGACAATGCCGGTGCGACCGCCTGTACGTTCACGGATAACGATAGCGTAGTGGTGTTTGAGAGTAAGAAGTACATGAACAGCAGTTCGGCCTGGGTGGACGCCGTATCCGCTACGTTCCACGGTATCAAGCGGGTCGGCAACGCGACGAACGGAACGTCTTTGACCCTGGGCACAAAGGTAGGCACGGGAGACACGGCCAAAGGCCGGAATGGGGTTCTCATCACCTCGGCGGGGCAGTCCGTCACCATTGACCTTGATGATGGTCATGCCGGGGCGGGAAAAGCTCTGCTGGTGTATGGGTCCACCTTCCGCAAGATCACGGGTACGTTCGCTTTCGGCCCGACGCCTGCATTTGAGTTCATCGGGAACACCGTGGATCAATGCGTACAGGTGACGGATATCGCCGGGGCGGTCATCAGGAACTGCATCTTCTCAGGCACGGCCAGCGCAAGCGGAGCCCTTGCATGGGGCACCGGAATGGACATAAAGAACAGCGACTTTATCTCGAACACGACCGGCGCGGGCATTCTCCACGCGAGCGCCACGGGTTCCCCGTTTTCCTACGACAAGTTGATCTTCAGCGGAAACACCTACGATGTGAACAACACCAGCGGGTCGTCGATCACGGTCAACAAGAACAATTCGGCGAACCCAACGACCTACACCGGATCAACGGTTACTTTCGAGGCGACATATACGCTGACGATCAGCGGGTTTGTCACCGGGTCGGACATCGTGGTCTACGAGGCGGGTACGGAGAACGTGCTGGACGATGAGCAGGAACACTCCGGAACCAGTTGGGGGTACGTCTACTCAGCGGCGGACAGCATCGACATAGGGATTTTCAAGACGGGGTACGTTCCGCTTTATCTAAGAGCTGTGGCTATCCCGGAAGCATCTTCGACCCTTCCGGTTTCGCAGAGAATTGACCGTGATTATCTCTTATAGGAGGAAAGTGTAATGGCAAAACTTATCGACCCAGATGATCTGGTAGTCAGTTCTACTGAAGGAAACCTTGGGGTAGACGGGAACATCTGGCTCAACACGACGAACAAGACCATCGCGCTTGCCGCGTATGGGGTTCTCGTGGCGAAGGACGGGGTGACGGGAAACGCCCTGTGGGCGAAACTCGTAGACCTGTGGACGAGTGCAACGTATCAGCCGTACCCGTTCCCGATGAACGTTCTTGACGCCAGATCCGGCCAGTACATCTTTGGGCAGGATCCCGGGGGCACGTATAACGGTTGGGTGTTGCTGGATGACGCAACTCGGCAGATGGTGAGAGACGCCGGGTGGTCGGAATACCTCGCCAACGGGACGCTCGATAGGGTGTACGTCGGCATGGTCGCCCTCGCTTCGGGATTCCCAACGGGGGCGCAGTTCTACTGGCAGCGAACCTCCACGGGAGCGGCGACGGACTTCACGTTCGACGATGCTCCGAACGAAGCCATTCTGATCTTCGACGACGGTACGGTCGATCCCGCAGAAGACGACTTCTTCCGGCTGTTCTGCCGCGAGCCGGATTACCTGTACGACGACGCTTCACTGACGGATGTCGGAGAGTCCGGCACGGGCGCGTACAAGGTGTCGCTCCCTATCTCGGTCGGATCGGATCTGGATATCAAGGCGACGGATGCGGTTGTCGCGCTCGCCGGGTCCGTATCCACCGCTACGTGGGCAGGCGGCGAGATCACCTACAACCTCGCGGCGGCGCACGGTCTGGTTATCGGGGACTTCGCTGTTGTGACCGGGGCGTCTCCGGCGGGGTACAACCAGCGCGGAGTCATCACATGGGTTGACACCGACTCCTTCAAGCTCAGCGCTTCCGATCCAGGGGCGTATACTTCAGGAGGTACGGTCAATTCGGCCTATTCGCTCATCAACGTCAAGTATTTTACAAGTGCGTTTTCGCGGGACATCGACACAGCCACGAACCGGGAGTTCGGTATCGTCATCGACGCCGGTACGCACTCGGGGATCGACGGGTCGGCCCCCGGCGGGGCTTCTGTTTTGACTTCAGCCGCAGGCGGATTGACGGTGGATGCGTGGATCGGCGGAACGCTCACGATCTACGAAGGGACGGATGAGGGGGTGTCGTTCCCGATCACGGACAACGACGCAACTACTGTCACGGTAACAGGCACCGTCGCAAGTGGCAGCGGCCTCTCGTTCACCCTGGCACCGGCAGTAAGCCCGAACGCCTCCTTACAACAGATTTACACGAAGATCCAATACCTGCTTCGGCAGAACAGCAACATCAACAATGTGTCCGGAACGGTGAACGGGAAGACGGCATCGCTCCTGCTCAATTTCGTCGGTTCTTCTCTCAAGTGCGGATTCTACATCCCGACGAATCCTAACGCTGGCGGGGAGGGTGTTCTGGTACAAGGCGTCCGAGCTGCGGACATCAACAGCATCGTGTTCTACGATAACACCGGGATCACGGGAGATCGTGAGTATCCGTATGCTTCTGCAGGTACGCTGAACTTCTCCGCGAACCTCGTTACGGGTGGCGCGGGATATTTCAGGATGTACTTCACGAACGACGATGCGGGAGACAACGCAGGGTACGACTACGGAACGGCGGACGCGATCACAGTGGACGACGCGGACGATGCGGACATCACCGGGACCATCACGGGTGCGTCCATCCCGTTCGACTACGACTTCACCGGGAACATCCAGCGAGGCGCGGCATCGGCGGGGCAGAACGCACCGGTCACGGTCATCGCGGGAAACCCCGGATACGCGAAGCCGGTTGTGGCGACCGGCACGATCACAGAAAGCAAGTCTATCGTCGTTATGCTGACGGCGGAAACCGACCGGGCATATCTGGAATAGGGTCCTCATATGGGGATGACATTTGACGGACAAACCAAGGTCATCACGCTGACGGCAGGGACTACTACCGTCAATGTGAGAGACCTATGGAGTCGGTGGGTAGACTGGTATCTGACGAACGACAACTCCAAATACCTGCCTACGTTCATAAACGTCGGGGGCGATCCCATCGACGAAGGAACAGGAACATCCATACCCATTTATGCCTTCTTAACGAATGGATGGAGAATCAAACCGCAGGAGGCGGATCATACTCTTAACGTAACCGGCGGAATCATTCTGGTTCAGGGCGGTGGCGATCCGTTCAACGATACAGATGGAGACTATTCGGTGCGGATCAACTACCAGCAGCCGGTGCAGGCAATCACCGTCTCTACCGGCGGCGGAACGGCGCCGACGACAGAGGAGATATGGTCTGAGGTGCTGGAAGGACCGTATACCGCTGCGCAGATGATGAAACTGATCGCATCGGTACTGTCTGCCAAGTCTTCCGGAGGCGGTACGGAGTCGATTACGTTCCGGGATCTCGGGGATACAAAGGACCGTGTATCCGCGACGGTTGATTCGAACGGCAACAGAACGGACGTCACGCTGGATCCGACATAATGCCTCCGGACTTCGGCTACTTCTCTGTCGGATACTTTTCCACCGGGTACTTCCCCGAGGGTTGGTATCCGGATCCGCTTGGTGACGTCTGGGAAACGATAGGCACCGGGGACGCGACCGTCCAGCAGATCGGATGCGTTGGCCGCGGGATGGCGACGGGCGTTTCCGAAGGCGGGTTCGTCGTCGATTATCCCGCCCCGGTGTTCATCTCCGGGAAGGCCGACGGGACCGTCCCTCTCATCGAGTGCGAAGCGTATGGATTCGTTTGGGTTGCGGGGCAAGGCTCCGTTGCGGTGTTCGTCGAGGCCGAAGCGACTGCGGTCGTACACGATCCGGTCGATGGATACGCGTGCGCGTGGGTGTGGGCTACCTGCGATGCCTGCGGGGTGGTCGGCGTCGGCGGGTCGGCGGAAGCGCAAATCTCGATGGCCTCTTTCGGCGCGGAAGGGATCGTCGAGGTCTTCTCCGATAAGGATCTCGAGGAGATCGTCGCTCTGCTGATGGTTGCGTAGGAGAAAACACAGGCTGGTACATCAAGACCCCGCTTGCGAGCGGGGTTTTTTATTTCAAGCAACCTGCCGAAAAGGAGACGGCCATGCCGATCGAGTACAAAGTTTTCGGGGCGGAGGTCAAGGCATTCGACGACGAGAACCTGATCGTCGAGCACTTTATCTCCACGGAGCACAAGGACCGCGGCGGCGACATCATGCGTGCCAAGGGGATGAAGATCGTGGGGAAGCCCGTCGTGCTCCTGCTCCATGGGCGCGGGCCGATGGGAGGGGAGCCGGTCGCCAAGCCGCTATCGATCGGCGTGGGCGAGTTTAAGGGGCAGCCGGGGGTCCTCGCCAAGACGCAATTCTTCCCGGACGACGTGGGGAGGCGACTCTACGCGAAGACGAAGGGCGGCTTCTTCCCGAGCTGGTCCATCGGCTACATGGTTGACGAGGCGAAGGACCTGTTGCGGGAAGGAAAATATGACGGGCGCGATGTCACGAAGTGGACGCTCTTGGAGTACAGCCTAGCAGGTGTACCGATGAATCCGTTCGCGCAGACGGTCAAGGAGTTTCTGGATCAGACGGAGGCTGACGCCGACTACCTCGGAGGCAAGGTCGCCGAAGGCCGCGGCTGGTTCGGGTTCGTCGACGTGAAGGAGTGCAAGGGCTGTGGGCAGGGATGCACGAAGCACGAGCCCGGCAAGTGCGATACCTGCAAGGCCCAAGTCGTGGTCTTCACGAATGCTGCTGGCGAGGATATAGGCAGGGCCTGCGAGAAGTGCCAGCCGGAGGAATTCGCACGGCTGACGAAGGAGATCGCGCCTACCGAGCCTCCCGCAGAGGAAGAGAAGTCCCACACGATCGAGATAAGGATCACCGGCCTTGAGGAGGCGATCGAGAGCATGAACAAGGCGATCAATGCGATGACCGAGACATACAAGAAACTGGAACCGCTCCTTTCGACCCTCCCGCCCGAACCGGATGGCGGGGCAGGGGGCACGGGGAGCCAAGACAATCCTCCGGAGAAGGTTGATCCTCCCCGCTTGGTCTTCCGCGATTCCGCGAAAGAGGCCCGGGAGGAGGAGCGCAGGAAGGCCGAGGAGAGGGATCGAACCGTGGCGGCGGTAGCCGAGGCGATCCGTCCCGTCTTCAAGGCGCAGGTCGACAAGCTCATGGGGCGCGTCCCCTAAACCCAAACAGACAGCCGAAGGCAACGAAGGCCCCGCGTGCGGGGCTTTTTTTATTTCGGCTCACGGAGGTAAGAAGAGATGCCCGGTGAAAGCCAGCAAGTAACGATCGACATGAAGGACCTTCCGGGGATTCTCGCGAAGGCAATGGAGGGGATGGAATTTCCCCAGATCAAGGCCCTCAAGGATGACATGGCGAGGGTCGAGCGGGCGCAGCTGTTCCCCGGCGGGGACGGAACGCTTCTGGAGACGTGCGGGAAGTCGGTCATCGACACCCGGTTCTTCCGCAAGGAATACCGCCGGGACGGCGGGCCGCAGGATGCGATTGCGCTGGCGAAGGGACTCGGCGCTCGGGGTTCGGGTCCGTGGCTCTCGCTGTCGCCCGCCATGCAGAAGTTCGCCCAGGTGCTCAAATGCCGCGGCGACTACAACCAGGCCCGGAACGAAGGGCTCGACATCCGCGATTACAGCGCGATGGTCGAGGCCGAGAACGTGAAGGTGACCGGGCCGCTGACCACGACCGATGCCGGCGTGCTCGTGCCGATCGAGTTCCTGGCGACCGTCATCGAGTTCGCCACCGCGCAGTCGGCGATCCTCCCGAAGCTGTGGCGGCTCCCGCTCGGGGCGCAGACCCTGCGCATCCCGAGGCTGGTCCAGGCCGCCGGCTCCTATTTCGGCGGGATCCACCTGTACCATCCGAACGAGGCCGCGGAGAAGAAGAAGACCAAGCCGGTCTTCGACTACGTCGAGCTGAACGCGAAGAAGCTCATCGGCCTGATCGCGCTCACCGACGAGGTGATCGCCGATTCCGCGATCAACATCATCAACTACGTGACCTCGCTGTTCGTCCGGGCGTTCATGTGGGAGACCGAGCACGAGGTGATCTCCGGGCTGGGCACCGGCAACGAGATGCTCGGGATCCTGAACGACCCGAACGTGATCGCGGTTCCGAGGGACACGGCGGGGCAGATCAAGTACGACGATGTGATCGACCTGGACTCGGCTCTGGACGAGAACTTCACGAACCTCACCTACATCAGCCGGAAGGCGTCCCGGAACGCGCTCGCGAAGTTGAAGGACGACCAGAAGCAGCCGATCTACCACGACGGCCGCTCCACGTTCTTCGGAGACAGGATGCCTCCGCAGCTCAACGGCAGCCCGTTGATTCTCACCCGGAACGCACGGCCCTACGGAAGCAAGGGCGACCTGATCCTCGCCGCCCTCGAGTTCTACCTGTGGGGTGTCCGGCAGAACATGACGATCGACACCTCGAAGGACCGGTATTTCGAGTTCGACGAGACGGCCGTCCGGTTCGTGGTCCGGCAGGACGGGGCGCCCGGGGTGCCCGACGGCTTCGCGTACCTCGACGACTCGACGAGCTAGACCGAGGCGGTTCGGTAAACCAATAACCGGGGGCGGGGGTCCTTCTTGGGCTCCCGCCCATCACCAGGAGGGGGAATGGCTTTGCCGAGAATCGCGATGATTCAGGTCCAGAATATCGATCCGGTCCTCAAGGCTCGCAACGGGCCGACCATGCACATCACCGGGGAGTACGCGGAGGCCGTGCGCAGGGCCCGCCTGGGGGAAAAGCGGGGCAAGTGGAAGGTCCTCTCCGGGATCGAGGGAATGCAGTACCAGACGCAAGACATGGTCGCTGGCGACGGAAGCGGCTATCTGACGAAGGATCGCTTTGCTCTCACGCACGAGGACGTCTTCGGGAAGAGGGGGGAGAAGTGATGGGGTGGGCGGAGAGGGCGAACCCGAACTCCCTGCGGAACCTGACTCGGTGGCACCGGGAAGGGGCGCTTCGCAGAAAGGCAGAGACGGCGGCCAATAAGCAAGCGCGGAAGAAGGTCCTCAAAGAGTTTATCGCGGAGCACAGGAAGCGCGTCATGGCGGCGCGTGGCCTGTCTCAGACGAAGGAGCAGTGGTGAGAGTCGCCTGGATCCAAGATATTTCTCGTCCGCATGGCGGCGCGGAGACATCGAACCGGTGCGTCGTGGCGGCAGGCGAGAACCTGGGCTTCGATATCGTCGGCGTGACTCCGCAGAACTTCCACCAGCGCGTTCTCGACGAGTGCGATGTCGTGATCGTGAATAATTTCTTCCAGTTCGCCCGCCCGCAGGAGCAGGTCATTCTCGATGTGCTGTGGAGGAAGAGGAAGCCGTATGTCAAGTACGAGCACGACAGCCGGGAGATCGGCCGGCCGGACCTCGCCAAGCGCCTATTCGGTGAGTCCGCCCTGAACGTGTTCCTGTCCCCGGCTCACTTGGAGAACCACAAGTCGAGGCTCGGCGTCGACGGGATCGCGCTGCCCCTGGCGATCCAGACGGAGATGTTCCGTCCGACGCCCGGAGTGCAACGGGATGCAAGGAAGGCGCTGGTGGTCGGGGGGTGGGCCCGCGGCGGGAAGATATCCCGGTCGATCATCCGGTACATCGAGGACCATCCCGAACTCTCGTTTTTATCCGTCGGCTTCGAGCTACCGAGAGCGTCCTCCATCCCGCATCGTCCGCTGAAGGATATGCCCGGACTCTATTCATCCGTCGGCTGGCTCGTCCACTTGCCGGACATGGTATGCGCGGGGGAGCGGGTGATATTCGAGGCCGCGCTCTGTGGTGTGAAGAATATCGTGATGAACGACAACGTGGGTCACAAGTCCTGGGACCGCGACCTATCCGATACGGAGGGCCTGCGCGAGTGGCTCCGCCAAGCTCCGTTCGACTTCTGGAAGGCCGTCGAGACCGCGGTTCGTGGGAGGATCGCTTGTTGAACGCCATGACTCCGAACGCGAAGCCGATCTATGAGCACACACGCGCCCCGGACCATCGGAAGGGAGATCCGCACACCGGACTCATGTATGCCACCCTGGTCGATCTCGCATCGAGGCCGGAGGTCCGACGCGTGATCGAGGTCGGCTCGACGGACGGGCGCGGTTCGACGATGGCCCTGCGCGAGGGCCTGGAGAAGAACCCGAACTTCCCGCAGGTTCGTCTCTTCTGCATCGAGGCCGTCCAGCAGATGTACGATGTGCTCGCGAAGACTCGGGCATCGTACATGAAGTGCTACCGGGTCTGCTCCACACCTCCCGAGGTGCACTACACGGACGCGGAGATCGACCGGTTCTTCCGGGAGGACTGGCCGAAGAACCCGTTCTCCTGCCCTGCGCAGCGGCAGGAACCGGCGTGGCACAAGCGGGAGAGGGATCGATATGCCGCGTACTTCTTACGGGAGAGGCTGCCCCTCAAAGGGATCGAGCTCATCAAAGAGCGCAACCAGGTGGAGACGTTCGACCTCGCGTTCGTGGATGGAGGTACGTACTCGGGCAGAGCGGACGTGGCCGCGGTCTACGGGGCAAAGTACCTCGTGCTCGATGACATCCATACGCTCAAGTGCCTGTGGGTGTTCGAGGAACTTCTCCTCGACCGAAGATACGAGCTCATCATGCACCACCCCTGCACGGAGTCACACTTCGGGTACGCGGCGTTCCGGAGGAAGGGTTGACCGGGGTCGCCACATCGCTGCTAATCGGGGTACTCGGGAATGGAGAGGTCGGGGCCGCCGTGTCCGGCCTATACGGAGAGGCGGAAATCTTCCTGAAGGATTTGACCGAGGATAACTTTCCAGAAAGGCTTGATCTGCTTCATGTCTGTATTCCATGGTCGGACATATTCGTGGACGATGTTGTACGGACCATCGTGGAAAAGACCCCGGAGATCGTAATCATTCACTCTACTGTTCCAGTGGGAACCACAAAGAACATCGGGAGGATCGCGGTCCATTCTCCCATTCGGGGAAAGCACCCAGATCTCCTGCGGAGTCTACGCACATTTATCAAATTCATCGGGTGCGATGACCCGATGACAGGAAAGATCGCCGCAGACCACCTGGAAAGTCTCGGAGTTCCGGTGCGGCTTGTGTGCGGCAGCGAGACAACGGAGATGCTCAAGCTGCTCGATACAACCTACTACGCGACCTGCATCGCTTTTCATGGATACGCGAAATCCTTGTGCGATAAGACCGGGGCGGACTTCTCCGTTGCGATGACGGAGGCGAATGAGACGTACAACGAGGGATATAAAAAACTTGGTATGTCGTGGGTCGCTCGACCGGTCTTGTCGCCCCCAGAGGATAGGATCGGGGGGCATTGTCTTATTCCGAACGCCGAGATTCTTTTCCGGCAATTCGGAGGCAATGGGATTATCGATGAAGTGCTGAAGCTGCGATGACCCGCTCCGTCGCCTATTTCAAGTCGGGGATCGGAAATCTGATCCAAGCGACGCCGGCGCTTCAGGCGTTCGCCTCAATGGACCCGAGCAAGCAGATCGATGTCTGCCTGGCGAAGAAGTGGAACGATTCCAGGGTCCCGGCGATTCGGGACATCCTCGACGGACTTCCTTTCGTCGATAAGGTCGTCGTCTATCCCGGGCCGATGAATGGGTACGTCAACTATTTCATCCCGCTCCAGTGCGAGACGTCGGAGGCCGGGAAATACATCCAGCAGCGGACCAAGCATAACCGGATCCGCTGGCCGGGCGACAACTGGCCGATCACGAAGCACCACGAGATCGAGGCCAACATGCGGTTCGTCCGGGCGCTCGGCTACGGTGGACCGACCCCGCCGATGTGCGTTCCGAAGGCGGAAGGCCCCGTGCTCGATCTCCCGCGGCCGATCATCGGGCTGTGCAACTCCGCGTTCAAGTCGAGCATGTGGGCGAAGAAACACTGGCCGCACTTCGGGCCTCTGGCAGATGCCCTCAAGGGATGGTTCGGCGGATCGGTGATCGGGGTCGGAGGTCCGGGGGAACTTTCCGGCGTGCGGCTCGACGCGGACTTCTGCGGGCGACTCCGGTTCACGGAGACCGCGAAGGCAATTTCCCAGGTGGACCTGTTCATCTCGACGGACACCGGCTGCATGCACGCGGCCGATGCCCTCCAGGTCCCGACGATCGCGATCTTCGGCCCGACGCTCACGAGCAAGAACGGTCCGGTGAGCAAGAGCTCGAAGGTCATAAAGTCGAAGATCGGCTGCGCGCCCTGCCAGTATTCGGGCATGTTCTACACCTGCACGGTTTACCTGTGCATGAACTCGATCTCCCCGGGAGACGTGATGCGCGAAGCGAGGAGGATGCTCTCGTGACGATGCTGATGGACGCGAAGACGCTGATCGGAAGTCCGGTGGACACTTCCATGGTCTATGACGGGATCCTCGAGGACATCATCGCCGGGGTGATCGAAGAAGCCGACGAATTCATGGATGCCTCCGTCCAGAAGGTGGACGATCATACGGTCTATCTCGACGGCGGGAATTCGACACTGTATCTTCCGCACTTCAACGTCTCCAACGTCGCCGTCTACGAGAACGACGTCATCGTCTCGTCTGAGGACTATACCGTCTACCCGGGCACCGGGACGACACCAGCAAAGATCAAGAAGGACGGCGACTACCATTTCCGCAAGGGCAACCGGAACATCCGGGTCGTCTACGACGGTGGATATGCCGAAGACCTCATCCCGAAGGCGTTGCGGAACAAGCTCCTGAAGCAGGTCTCCTACGAGTTCCGGCGCCGTAGCGACCCTGGCCTGTCCGCGGTTGCGTATCCGGACGGTACGGTCCAAAAGTTCGCGATCGGCGAATGGCTTCCCGACGTTGAGGCAGAGCTTAACCGCCGGCGAAGGATCTCACTATGATCCGCGGGAAGGTCGAAGGAGCCGACAAACTCGTCGGCACCGTGCAGAAGATGTCCCGGAAAGTCTTTTCCGAGACGAAGAAGGTCCTGGCGACCGAGGCCCGGTTGATGACCTCGCATACCCGGAAAACCTATATGTCCGGCCCGCGGCCCTACATTCTCGCGGTGCGAACCGGGAATTTGCGAGCGCAGACGAAACCCCTGCCGGTCACCGAACGCTCCGGCGTGATCGAATCCGGGATGGGATTCGGTACCACGTATGCGCGCCCGCACGTGGGCCCCAAGGGCCAGGTCACTACGATCAAGCCGGTGAACAGGAAATACCTGACCATCCCCCTACCCGCTGCGATGACGAAGGCTGGAGTCCTGCGCGGAGCGGCGCAGTCCGGGATGTGGGGCGAGACGTTCTTCGCCAGGAGCAAGAAGGGGAACCTGATCCTGTTCGGAAAGCGCGTCGCGCAAAAGGGGGCGCACGCTGGAGAGGCGCGCGGGGATGTCGTCCCGCTGTTCGTCCTCAAAAAGCAGGTCCAGATCAAGTCCCGCGTGCACCCGGAAGTGATCCTCGCCTGGGAGAAGCCGCGGATGATCAAGGCGTTCCGGGATATCGGCATTCGGCTGAAGGAGGCGTGAGATGGCGGAACCGCTTAAAACCCTGATCCTGCGTGCGATCGCGGAGGCGGTTACGGCCATTCCTATCGTCGGCTCCGTGAGGCGGAACCCGCCCACTCCGCCGAAGCGGGAGACGGCAATCTTCCCGGTCGTCTTCATCTACGACGACGTGGAATCGAAGGTGAATAACAACCGGTATTCCAAGAATACCTTCACGATCCAGTTCGAAACCTATTTCCTGGCCGATGAGGAGGACGCCAGCGACAAGGCGGATCTGATCGACTCCGAGATCTACAAGGCCGTCCTGAAGGATCCGGAGATCCTAACGCTGGTCGGGATCATCAGGCCGGAAGGAGAGAACAGCTCGAGCAAGCAGTTCGTGGACGAGTTCACCGGGGTCCTGATCTCCCGGTATGTCGTGACCTACCAGCATGCGTATGGAGATCCCACCGATCCGGCGAAATAGCACGTAACCGATAGATTTCTTTCGTTTGAGGGGCCGCACTCCGTTCTCCGGGGTGGCGGCCCTTTTTGTTTCCTTTCAACCGCAAATCCCACCAACGAAGGAGGAATGGAAAATGCCTACCGCACCGAGCACGAGCAATTACTACCTGGGAAAGGGAATTCTCAAGTTCGATCGTCTGGATGCAGACGGACTCCCGACCGGACTTCAGGACTTGGGGAACGCACCGACCTTCACGATCCAGCCGATCATCGAGACGCTTCCGCACTATTCCTCGCGGAGCGGTATCAAGGAGAAGGACCTCGAGGTCGTGACGCTGGTCGGCGCGACCGTGAAGTTCACGCTCGACGAGTACGCGGCCTACAACCTGGCGATGGCGATGCTCGGGGAAATCTCCGGAAACACCGTCAAGGGGCTGACGATGCCGCAGATCGAGGGCAGGCTCCAGTTCTATGGGGCGAACGACGTGGGTCCGAACTACAACGCAGAGATCCACCGCGTCCGCCTGAAGCCGACATCTGAGGTCGGGTTCATCACGGAGGAGTGGGGCAAGGTCGACTTCGAGGGCGAGATCCTCTCTGATGCCACGGGCCATCCGGATTCCCCGTTTTTCAACATCGAAGAGCTGGTCGCGAGTTAGTCCATGGGGGACGAGAAAATCCTGTTCCCTGAGGTCGAGGTGGAAGGCTACACGATCCGTCCGTGGACGCTGGCGCAGGCCGTTGCGCTGGCGCCCACGCTCGGGGACTTGGTTGGGATCGCGAAGGAGTCCGGGGTCGGGGAGGTCCTTTCCAAGTTCATGGATCTCCTCGATTCTGGACAGATGAACGCCAAGGATGTCTTCGCCAAGGCACAGAAGGAAGTCGCCGCCGTCCTGCCTGGGCTGATCCCGAAGTTCCTGCCCCATGCCCCGAAGATCATTTCCGTGTCCGCCGGGATCTCCGAGGAGGAGGCCGGCACACTGGATCTCGGGAAAGCGACGGTGCTCCTCCTCTCCATCGTGTCGCAGAACGTCGACTACCTAAAAAACTTCTTCGGCCCGGGAAATCTCGCGACGGCGAAGGCGAGCTGATCCGGGCCGTCGAGTTTCTGGTATCGAGAGGGCACGTACTCCATGACGTGCTCCACGTCTACACGATTGAGCAGGTCAACGTCTTCGGGGAGGCCGCGCAGAAAAACGCTGACTTCGACCTCGCGGAGGCGGCCGCAGCATTTCGGGCGGCGCAGACGACGGATGCCGTATGGAAGAAGTACCTGGGTCACCTGTCAGGACGCTCGAAGCAGCCCGGCAAGAAGGCCGGGAAGGGTGCTCCCACGGTGATGAACCTGGCGCAGATGGCGGAGCTTAAGAAGTTGGGGTCCCGAAAGGCGAGGTAATCGGATGGCGAACGAGCAGACCATAGCGAACCTGGTCGTCAAGCTCTCCGCCCAGACGGTGGAGATGGCTGCCGGCTTGAAGAAAGCCGAGGGGATGGTGTCCTCGTTCAGGATTACCGTACAGAAGATCCTCGGCGGGATCTCCCTTGCGGCCCTAAGTTACAAGCTCACGAAGGCGATCACGGACGCGCATGGATACGCCGCGCGGATCGCGGAGACGGCAGAAAAGGCAGGCGTCTCCTCCGAAACCCTGTCCCGAATGGCAGAGGCTGCGGATGACGTGGGCGTATCCATCGAGTCGCTCGCAGTGGGATTGAAGTTCCTGTCCCGGAATATGTTCGAGGCGGCCCAGGGGACCGGGGACGCGAAGAGTATCTTCGAGGCGCTGGGGGTGCAGGTAAAGAACGCCGACGGGTCCCTGCGCCCGCTTGAAGAGACCATGCTGGCTCTGGCCGACGCCTTCAGCCGGATGGAGGACGGCCCGGCGAAAACGGCGATTGCGCTGAAGCTCCTTGGCCGTTCGGGGAGTGATTTGATCCCCGTCATGAACCAGGGTCGGGACGCGCTTTTCAAAATGATGAAGGCCTCCGACGCTGCAGGCACCACGATCTCCGCGACGATCGGCGCAAAATCACGGGAACTGAAAAGGACTCTTGGCGATGTGGGCGACGCGATGCGCGGGATCTCGCTCTCCATCATGGAAGCGATGCTCCCCGCGCTTCAGTCCATGGCGAAGTGGCTCCTGGACGTGGCGACCGCCATGAACAGCTTCCGGAAGGACGCCTATCTCGTGACGGAGGCGCTTCGATACATGGCCGCCGTCGTCATCCCCCTGTTCCTCATCAAGATCGCCTCTATGATCTCGCTGGTCGGCATCGCGAACCTTGCACTGCGGGTCTTCGCGGCAACGCTCGCCTTCTTCTCCGGGCCGATCGGATGGATCACGGCGGCGATCGTCGGCCTTTCAGTCGCCTGGACCTACCTCGGGAAAGGCGCGCGGGGCGCCGCAAGGGAGCACGAAAAGTTCGCCGACTCCCTGCGCGGGATGAAACTCGACGAGCTCCAAGAGACGCTTCGCGACACCTCGAACGAGCTGGCCCTTCTGGAGCAGCGGCACCGGGCGTTGAGAGAAGAGTTGGAGCTTCCCGGAGAATTCAGTGTCTTTTCTGTGGGCCAGGCATCAGAGGCCGACAAGGTAAAAACCAAGATCGACGAGCTCAAGGAGCGGATCAAGCTCCTCCAGGGCGCGATCGGCGACGTGAACAAGGAGAAGATCGAGCCCCCCGTTCTGACCAGCGAGGAGACCCTCAAGAAACTGGAATCCAAGCTCGGACAGCTCCGAGCGGAGATCCGTCAGCTGGGCGATCCCGTGGCCGGCGCGAAGGCGGCACTGGAATCGTTCATCGCGGAGACGGTCCGCGGCGTGCCGATGACCGGGAAGCTGGCCGCGGTGATCCGGCAGCTCCGCCTGGAATTCGGGCTCTATACCGCCCTCCAGCAGGCCCGGGCGAACCTCGCGGCCCGCGAGAAGGGGGACCTGGCCATATCCACCGCCGCGAACGAGGCGGCAAGGGCGGATCTCAAGCGGAACTTCGACCAGGGGCTCGTGGACGTTTCCTCCTACTACCAGCAGCGCAGGGATCTCATCCGTCAGGCGGTTGACGAGGAGATCGCCGCGCTGGAGAAGGAGTCCGCGCGTCCCGGGGTCACGCAGGCCCGCAAGATCGAGATCACCGCGGAGATCAAGGTCCGCCGGACGAAGGAGGCCCAAGACCTCGCGGAGGAGACGAAGGCCGAGTCCGATGCCTTCAAGGAGCTGTTCGCCACGATGACGCAGGGCGGCATGGAGCAGCTCGTCGCGGAAAACGACCTTTCCATGGCGCAACTCCAGGCGTCCTACGAGGACGGGTTGATCTCGACGAAAGCCTTCTTCGATGAGCGGCGCCGGATCATCGAGGAGAACGCCCAGGTAGAGATCGGCACGATCGAGGCACAGATACCCGGCATGGATCCGAAGGCCGCCGAAGACGCGAAGAACAAGATCGCCGCGATCCGGGCACAGATGTTCTCCGAGACGCAGAAGGCGAACCGGGACGAGGTGCTCCAGATCCGCCAGACCGAACTGGAGAAGTACGACATCGTGTCCGCCTTCGCGCAGCTAAAGGCGGAGGCGTCGACTGGTGAGCTCGACGCCATGAAGTTCCGGCACGAGGCGGAGCTTGCGGAACTCGATCGGAAAAACCTCGAAGAGATCGATCGGCTGTCCGCCTTCCTCGGGAAGAAAGCCGACGAAGAGATGTCTTTCAACGAAAAGCGGCAAGCGATGGAGGATCTGTACGCGGCGCAGGACGAGCGGCGCAGGAACAAGTTGATTCTTCAGGAGCTCGCCCTCGTACAGAAACGGATGGAGATAAACCAATTCGTCGTGTCCGGGATGGAGGACATTTTCGGAAAGCTGTACGACCTGAGCGGCGGCAAGATGAAAGCATTTTTCATCTTGCAGAAGGCCATGGCGATCGGCCAGATCTACATGCAGGCAGCAATCGCGGCGATGTCGGCCTTGGCCCCTCCCCCCGTCGGCCTTGGCCCCTTGGCCGGTGCCGGGCTGGCCTCTTGGGTCTGGGCGATGGCTGCCGCGAATATCGCGATCGTAATTGCCCAGACGATCAAGGGGTTCGTCAAGGGCGGCCCGGTCACTTCCGGTTCCGGCAGGAAGGACGACGTTCCCGCGATGCTCACCCGCGGCGAGTACGTGCAGCCGGAGCCCACCGTCCGGTACTACGGCGTCGAGGTGATGGAGGCGATCCGCCGGAAGCTCGTTCCGAGAGAGATCCTCCAAGGGTTCGGCTTTTTTCCCGTGGCCAGGCCGCAGTTCGCATTCGCGACAGGCGGGGCGGTGACCGGCGGAGGCGACACCTTCGATAACAGAAGCGTGTCCGTCGGCCCCATCAATATCAACGCCCCCGCGGATAATCGGCTTGTGGAGAAATTGCGCGATGGCATAGAGAAAGTCGTCGTCCGGATCATGAAAGAGGAGAGCCGGGATTGATGCTCGGTGGATACACATTCCCCTGGAAGCCGGACAAATTTGGGATCCCGCACCCCGATCTTTACAAGTCGCTCGTCCGCACCTGGAATACCGCAGTTTATTTTTCGTGGGGCACCGGCATAATCGGGAAAAATATCGAGTTGTCGTGGATATGGATGTCCGAGGATCAGTGGGACGAACTCGATGCAATGTATAGAGCAAATACCCCGGTCACTTGGGATCCTGAGGTCCTGGGTGTCGGACCGTACGACGTGGAGATCATCGGCCTGGAAGGCGAGCTGTTCGATGTCGCCGACTATCAGCAGCCGTACCGTAGGGACGTGAAAGTGAGGCTCGTTATTTTGAGCGCACCAGAAGGAGTGATGTCTTGATTATCGGCGGCTACGTCATGCCCTGGAGGCCCGACAAGTTCACGATCCCTCGCGAAGAGAAGGGTAGTTCCATGGCCGTCGGGCTGGGCGTGCTGGGGTACATGGGCGAGGATGCAATTCTGGAATCGAAGGAAGTTTTGCTCGAATGGGAGTTCATGACGGCGGCGCAGTTCGACCAGCTGATGACGATCTACCTGAACGATGAGATTGTCGAATGGGATCTGTTCGGCACTTCGATACCGTATTGAGGCGATAGCGTGGACAGATTCTACATCGGCTACATTTCTCCCGCAGCCCCGTTCCTGCCGGGGGATACGATTTATGGGGTATTGACGGCCAGGGTTGCGGCCGCAAGCGGCGTGGCAACGCAGGAAAGAGCGCCGACTTCCGACGATGCGGTGGCGGGAGACTGGTCCGGGTCGGCCGGATCCCGTTACCAACTGGTCGATGATTATCCGGACGTGAGTGGCGCCGATTACCTCGCGCACGGAATCACGGCCGGCAACATCACCTTCGGCTTCACTCCGTTCAGCGTGCCCGCTGGCGCACAAGTTCACAGGGTCCAGGTGTGGGGATTCAGCGCAGAGCCCGTAAGCGGAACGAATAATTGGCGAGGTCGCGTAAAGGTCGGCGGGACCTACTATAACGCCGCCTCTTGGGAAAGCAACTCCCCGAATTCCACTTTATGGAAACGCGGGATCAGCCGCTTTGCGACAAACCCGAAAACCGGCGTCGCATGGACGGTAGATGACGTGAACGGCGTCGGCGCGAACGCACTTGAGATGTTCGGGCTTTACAGCACGGACGCGAATCCGCTTTTCCATGTGTCTTCGGTCATGCTCCAAGTGGTTTATTCGGTTGCGTACAGTGGCGTGGATTACATCGACCTCGACTTGGATCCCAATGCAACCGGGACTTATGTCCCGCCCGTCCTCGGGGATGCCCTCATCGAGAATATTGAAAATCTGATTGTCGCCGTCGTCGTCCCGCTTGATGGTGATCCGACCCAGGAATGCTATCTCTACCCAAGCCAGGACGGGAAAATCTATCACGGCAGCATTGCTGGTGGTGGTATTGACCCTCCACAAGTTGGCGACATCATCAAACCGATAGATGTCTATTGGCCCTACCTTTGGGATGTTGTAACGGAAGTCGGAGATGGCTGGATCAAAACAGGCCAGTACGAGACTTACGGCAGGGTGATCTGGGTCGGCGGTGAGTATATTGAAATTCGACGTGGAACGAGTTGGGGTTTTGGATATGTCTATCCTTGGGATCCTTCCCTGGTGCCTCTGCGCTATATGAAGTTTAACGTGCGGATCATGGCGCTCGACGGAGAACTTTTCGAAGTGGCGGGTTATGAACAGCCGTACCGGAAGAACGTGAAGATGAAGTTGCTCCTGCGAGAGGAGATCCCGGAAGAATGACACAGACCCTCCACCCGACGCTCGCTGCGGCAATGGACTCGATTGACCGCCGCCCCATCGTGAAGATCATCACCGCGCCGATGGTGGGGGATATTCCTTTCGCCGGGATCCCGCAGGCTCCGCTCCCCCAGAAAGAAGGAACGTGGTACGGATACCCCTACGTCGGATACGAGGAGGTGAATCCCGTCGCTATCTCCCTGTCGAACGGGGAGGCGGCCTACATTTCCATCTACGGGTACATCAACTACCAGGGCGGGAACATGCACCACGAGGTCCGGTTCGTGACGACGAGGGACGGGAGAACGTCCTTTAACGAGCCGGTCGTTCTCGAGCTGGGAGGGACCACGAACTGGAACATCCTGCCGCACGATCCGATCGATAGCCAGATCTCCATGACGGAGCTTCCGAACGGCGATATCGGGGTCACCTTTCTCACCGTCTACGGCGATGTCTACTATGGTGACGTCCGCTTCCATGCGGCGGAAATCAGCTTGGAGGGTGAGCAGGTCTACCCGACGGCGCTCCCGAAGGCGCTGGCATATTACTCGGACCAGGAGACTTACCCGGAGTGGGACTACGATGTCTACTGGAGCGGTCCCTCCACGATCTGGCTCGCAAGCGGAACGTATCTCTCCGTGTTCGTCCATCAGGTTGGTACCGACTACAAAGTCTGGAAGAAGACGTCTTCCGACTTCCGGACGTGGGCCGCGCGGTCCGAGATCACGCTCCCCGGACTGGATCTCACGAAGCAGATCTCGAACGTGTTCATCAAGCAACTCTCGAACGGCGACGTGATGCTCCTGTTCGACTATACGGAATCGGTCGGCGCGGAGGGCGCTAGGCTCAAGAACCTGTACTATTCCACATCCTCGGACAACGGGTCGACGTGGGCTGCGCCCGTGAAGATCACCGATTACGACACGTACAACGTGACGGGAGAGCATCCGATTGTCGTGCAGAAGGCGCCTGGCGAGATCACCCTCGTATTCACGGAGCTGACGAGCGTTTTAGAAATGGGAACGGGAACTCTCGGTTGGCCCGCGGAAGGGATGCACGGGGAAGCGTTGTCCTGGGATCCGGTCAATCGGAAACTCTACGTGGTGAACATGGCGCAGGGGTTCGGCGATCATCATCTGGAAAGCGTCATCAAGATCGACGTCGACACCTGGACGATCGACGATGCGTGGACCGATGGCACAGTGCCGGCTTTTCCGTATCGGTGGGGGACAGGGTGGGAAAATACCAGAAACGACAGGCACCTCGTTGCGGTCGTGCGTGCAGGCGGGATCGACGTTCTGGACGGCGAGGCGGATACGATCACATCCTTTCAATTTTACGATGACCCCGTGAACTCCCTCTGGAAGAACGTCGATGGGTGGCCGTCGGAAGTTTCCTCGATGCCTTCCAAGTGCCAGTTGGACGCCGACGCGATGCGACTGTACGTTTTCGGTGCCAACGGATATGTCTGGTCCCCGGACGGCGCGGTGGGTTACATCGATCTGACCGACCCGGGGCCGACGTACTCGATGAACATGATCTTCGACGAGCGCAACTGGGGAGTCTCCGACCTTGAATCCCTCGGTCTTGGGAACGGTGACTTCCTCGTGGTCCCCGCGATCGACATGCTTTTCATCACCTGGACGGGCGGCAGCGGAACCGAAGGCGGGATGCGGATCTATCAGATTTCCACAGGGGCGATGATTACGGAGCTTCAAACTGCATCGAATCCTGGGTTCCCGAAGTATGGGCTGTACGATATTTGCTACCGCGACGGGAAAATCTACGGGAACTTTCCGTACACCGCCACCTATGGGCAGCAGGACAGGCGCGGGATCGTGGAGATCAACCTCGTCGATTATGCCTGCGTCTATTACCGCCCGTCTTACGCGACGAAGGACGACTACCACCTGTACGGCCCGCGGGTGCTGGCTTCCGGAGAGATCCTTTTCGAGGGATGGAACGGGGAAGGGATCGTACTCTGGGACCCGGACACATCCATGTGGACACAATATCTCGCCGCCGACATCCCCGGACTCGACACCGATACCTGGGTCGGGAATGTCATGTTCGACGAGCTGACCGAGACGATCTTCGCAAACTCCAACGGGGCGGGGATACGCGCTTTCAACCGTGATGGCTACCTTTACCGATCGAAAATCGTCGAAGGGAACTATACGACGGAGTGGGAGTTCGGCGTCCCGCAACTGCTCACGCAAACGTGGAAGTCCTACGACGCCGCGATCGCTCTCGGCGCAGACGGGACAATGCTCACGTTCTGGTCGAACGAGACGACCCCAGGCTACAGGACGATCGTCTGGGCAAGGGACTCCGGGTCCATCGACCTTTCCGCATACATCGCCAGGGGGCACGACATCACGCTTTCCCGGTCGATCGACGGGAAGCCGTCCTCGCTTGAGTTCACCGTTACGCACGGCCACCTGTTCGATCCGACAAACCGGGGGTCACTGTGGCAGCAATATCTCAAGAAAATGCGTAAGCTCACGCTCCAGTTCGGGGAGAAGGTGAGCGGTGTCGACTACTGGCACCCGCAGGGAATCTTCCTGGTGCGTGAGACGGAGGTGAACCACCGGAGGGGCGAGTACCCGACGATGCGCGTGAAGGCGGAAGACATCCGGTCCCTGTGGGAGGACATGAACGTCACGTCCACCCCCCACTACGAAGGATATCCCGAAGACATCATCGAGACGGTGCTCCAGAACCTCGCTGACGTTCCGCCGTCCGACATATCCCTGCCGGTTTTCCGCTGGAGGTACGAAGTCTGGATTCAATGGCTCGATACGTCCATCAAGAAAATGATCGACCAGATCGCGAACCGGTTCGGGTATGCGATCGTCGTCAACGTGGACGGAGATGTCGTCGCGGTGAAGATCGCTGGCGACAACCCGGTGGATCACGTGTACGCCAACGCTGGCCTCGTCGTGGACTGGACCCCGGACGATTCTTTCTCGGACTTTACGAATCGCGTCACTGTCGTGGGGGAGAGCCGGGATTTCATGGAAGTCATGTACCAGGAGGAACTCATCAAGCAACTCATGGGGACCGTCGGATGGTGGGGACACAAGACGGTTATGAGAATCTACTATTCCGAAGACAATTCTCGTCGCTGCCGCTATCCGCGGCTCGATGTTGTCGAGTCGGTGCGGAACTTCAACTTCCGTCTCGGCGGAGGCGGAGAATCTCTTTCCGCGACCGACCCGGACGAACGATGGGTGGAGATCACGGTGGAAATGCCGGACCTGACGGGGTTCGTAATCGCCGACGTGGCCGCGCTCCTCGCGCTCGGAGTCGAGGCGATCGCTTACAGTGGAGGATTGTACGGAGTCCCTGGCTGGATCTTCTTCGCGGCAACACTCCTTCTGGCCGCCCTGTTTTACGTCGTCAGCTCCATCGCTCAATACCAGTATGGTCTGTATGCGCGACCCCTGGGGCATGAGCGGATGTCGATTCAGAGTTCCCCTCCTCACGGCGATGACCTCGTTCTCCAGACGGAGATCGGGAAGATCATCGAGAAGAAGATCGACGAGCCACTCTGCATCACGGCTGCCCAGTGCAACGAGTACGCGGACTACGAACTTTCCATCGTCCAGTATCAGCGTGATCGCATCCGGTTCTCGAAGGTGGCGCACCTTCAGGACGATGAAGGCGATACAATCCAGATCCCGCAGCCGTACTCCGGGATCGTCCAGAGAATCTTCGCGACCGATATCAAGCGGAAGATGAAGATCCCCGCCGAGCCGGAAAGCATGGAGGACGGCTACTTCATCGACGAGATCGAAGGGTGGCTGGTCAGTTGAAACTATACGGCAGACGGTTTTTCCGCAGGACGATGGACCAGGAGGCGCAGTATCGGCGAGAGACGCGAGATGGCATCGTGTGGGAGCACCTTCCCGATCAGCGTCTTTGCCGGGTGAAGATCCAAGGGTCGAACGAACTCGTCGTCGCGTGGTATCCGGAGAACTGGCAGAAGAAGCCGGTTTTTCTCAAGCCGGGGAACGCTGTGAGGATCGCCCATGTGGGCGGGGTGAGAAGCCGCGTTGAGATCGTCGGGCACGGCCTCACGATCCCGACTCCTGTGGCCGGCGGCGTCTTGCCGGACATGGGCGCCGGGGCGAACTACTGGGTCTCAGGCGGGGGGCTTTTGGCTACGGAGGCGACCTCCCTCCGCGTGAGACTGCTTCCCGGGACGGCGCGCATCGACGGAGTCAATTACGACTTCGTTCTGGACCCGGTGATGGGCGACCCGATGGAGATGGGCGACGGGGTTGTGATCGGTTCCGGCATCGGCATCGAGGAAATCGACCCTCCTCCCGCTGTCGGATACTACCGGTACGACGCCTTCGTGATCGGCGTGGACGGCGTTGTGGACTATCTGAAGGGGACCGAGAAAACGGGAACCACAGGTCCACCGTTTTACGGATTCGACCCTCCTATAAAGCCTGCGATCCCCGGAGGGCACGTCATCTTCGGGGACTATATTCTCGTTTATGGCGGAATGACGGAGATCACCCAGTCGGACATTGGAAGGATTTTCAGTCAGGCCCATCCGTACCGCTTGGAGATGGTGTTCGAGTTCGACGAGATGATTTGGCACGATCCGGATCACCCCCCTCCGCCGCCTTATGATCCGGTTCCGCATCCGACGACGAGCATTGTTTACTTGCAGATGATCGATCAGTACGGTAACTATGCCCCCCGCCCGGGAGGAGGGAACTACCAGTTCCACCTCGGGTTCATCGGTTACATGGACGGGATGGGCGTGATCGGAGAAAGGTCCTATGCCGGACAAACCTTGAATCCAACGACAGGGGAGGTGGTCAAGGAAGGATCGTATGCGACCATGCTCAATTACGAGAGGACCAACGCGAAAGAAGGGGTTTCCTACAATCCAGGCGACGGATACACAGATGACTTGAGTCCTGCGCTTGTGGGATACGTTGACTACAACGGAATCAGGTACAACGCTTCGGGCAGGATCGTTTGTCTCGACGAGAACGGAACTCCGATGCCGCCCTATCTCGTTCTCTGATCTTATTCTGGAGGTCGACATGGAAGAACTGCTGAAAGAGATCCTCGGCGAAATGAAGACGCAGACGCTCCTCCTCGAAAAGCTCGTGAGGATTTCCGATGCGAGGGACTTGCAGACCGGCGAGGCGCGGGATGCGCTTAAAAAAGCGGCGGAGGCGTTCAAGGGAACGCCGTTCGAGAAGATCATCGGGGCCGCAGTGAGGGGAGGAAACCTCGATGGGAAGTAATTATCATACGCCGTACGTGGACGGGACGCAGCACTACAACGCCGCGGACATGAATCCGCCGTTCTCGTCCCTCGACCGGGCGATCACGTATCTCAAGAACCTGATCGTCCACTGCGACGCGGCGATCGAGTACCACCCGATGTCCGGGATCCTCTACTGGTCCGGTGCGCTGCGGTTCATCTTCAATCGCGCCGATGGGCAGGCGTGCACGAACTATGCGGAGATCGGAAGCGTCCAGCTCGCTGACAACGAGTTCGCCTATGTCGACCTCGACGAGACGAATGGAACGGAGGTGACCGTGGAGAAGGCGGCGGTGACGGGCGGGGCTGCCTCGAACTTCGTCGCCTTCAACCGAGTTGTGCTCGGATACAGAAACGCGGTCTCCAACGAGTTCTACCCGGTAGCGCTTAAGACTCCGTGGCCGACCAGCGTCGGATCGTAGCCGGTAGATACCTGAACAGATAACCGTCTCTACATACCGCTTCGAACGAAGGCCCCTTCCCGGGCCTTTTTTATTTCCCAAAACGAAGGAGGCAGGTCATGAAGAAGATTCTCGCACGGCTGCTCGGATTCACCGTCAAGATCGGTCTGCGGACGAAGTACGAGGTCGAGTGCTTCGGCCCGGACGGGAAGTTGAAGTGGAAGGACGGCTTTGAGAACATCGTCGTCACGGCGGGGCTGAACAAGATCCTCGACGCTTGCTTCAAGACGGGTCTCGCGGCTCCCGCCTGGTACGTAGGCTTAAAGGACACCGGCACTCCGGACCCTGCCGACACGATGGCTTCGCACGCCTCGTGGGCGTGGATCGACAACTACACCGGGGACCGGCAGGCGTTCACGCCGGGCACGATCTCAGGCGGGTCGGTGGACAACTCGGCGGCGAAGGCCGTCTTCCCGATCACCGGGGACGACACGATCTACGGCTGCGGGCTGTGCGACAGCGCGACCGGAGACACCGGGGTTCTGTACGGTGCGGGCGACTTCGCTTCTCCTCGTGCTGTCCTGACCGGCGACACGTTGAACGTGCAGGTCACGCTGACGGCAGTAGCGGCGTAAGCGGTTCCTTGACCCCGGAGGCATAAATGGGCGCAGCGATAAACCTTGCGACTCTTCCGTATACGGAGTCCGACCCGAACTCGCGTATCACCATTTCCACGGTGACCTGTACCGGGGCGGGGTTGACGCGGGACGAGTCCGCGAAGGTCTACTATGACTGGGGCGTGGATTACTTCGGTGATTTCGTCCACGACTTCGACCTCACGGAAACCACCCTCGCCAACGGATCGAAACTGATTCTGTGGGGGCTGTCGAATACCGCCGACTCGAAGGATCAATGGGCGGCGGGCATATACCTTCAGATTGACGCTTCTGGAACATCGAACCATACATTTACTCTCGGGGAGATCGGCGGCAGCACTCAAGCCAGCGGAACGGTTGCGAAGGCGAATTTCTATTGTCGGGTAGAGCGCAACGGAACCACATTGACTTTCAAGAGAGCGACTTCCGCAGCCAACAGAACAGCCGGGACTTGGGCTGAAACGGTCACCCTCACCGTGGCGACCACGGCCTATCGTTACCACTACGTCATGTCCACCATCAACGAGGCGAATGCCACGGCGATCTCCGTAGCAACGGCCAACTGGAAGGGTACGAAGATGACCTCCGCTGGGACGCCGTTCGATACGGCGTACATGGCCGGAGCGACGTCAGGGAATTGGAATGCGGGGGCGACTTGGGGGAACACTGGATCGGTGAAGGGTACGGATTATCCGGGGAATACAAGTGATGCTTTCAATATTGATGTTGGAGATACCGTTACCTATAATGTGTCGGAAACTAATACACTTGCTAATAGCGATGTGTATGGAACCCTCAACTTTAAGCATGACATGTCGACAATCCTTCGACTCGGAAATTCATGGCTATATGTAAGACCCGGAGGTACGCTTACTATTGGCACTGCGGCAAATCCGATTGGCTCCTCTTATACGGCAGAACTATCTTTAACTGGGGGGAGTGATAATGGGTATGGGATATGGTTCTATGATACCGGAATGTTTGAAGTAGAGGGTACGGATCTCACCGTAGGCACACTTCATACTTATCTTACGCAGAACTGGACTTCCGGCCAGACCTTTACTGTATATGGGGACCTCACGGCGAAGTGGACCGGCAATCCTAAGATACTGGTTCACAAGCACCCCGCTACAAGATCATCTACAACGAGTTTCTCTGAGTTTACGATTGCCAGCATGGCCTTGAATGGATCAAATACTGATATTACGATTAGCGAGGCAGCCCCCGGAGTAACGTATAGAGCAGGAGGATTGGTTTCTCACTGTACGAGGAATGTCGTCGTCGGGAAAACATCGGGCATTACAACCCCTGGTACTATAAACTCCAATAAGCCCAGTATTCGTTCATATAGCACAAGTCTAACAACTTGCTATTTCAAGACGAAGCACATGAGGTTCCTTGGGTGTTATGGTTCGGGAAACTACACTTTGACGGGCGGCGTAGTTCAGAAGACAGGTTGCGTTATTACTAATGGATATATGGCCGCTTCCGAGTACGGATGGAGTTACAATAGTACATATGACAAATTACTTGTTCATTCTTTTCAATATGGTTGGTATCGCGTAACTGGCTCTAAGGTAACAAATTCCCTCTTTTATGGTTCAGGTACATCTCTGGCGTATATTTACGGGGTTGCTTTCGATAATTGCTACTTTATCAATTTTTCCTATGCTGGTTCCGGCTCCATGTTATATCAGTACTGCAGGGATGTCGAGATAAGGAACAGCGATTTTGTTGATCATTATACTGCTTATATCGGAGGAACAGCAGCACAACTTGAACATTTTGAGATTAGGTACTACAATTGCAATTTTGGCAAATACAGGCACCACTCTAACACCGTTACGACTGGGAATGATCTTTTATGGTTCGGACTTGCAGAGCGATTTTACTTTTATAACTGTTGGTTTCTCAATGATCCCATTACGACGGATTGGGTCACAGCGTCGGGAGGGAATACTTCCGAAGCAGTTTTCGATGACTTTAACAACACAATTGGCGACAACAGAAGGCAAACATGGTATTACTCAACGAAATCGAACGCAACGGTAGTAAGGAGTGGAGGAAGTGCTAAATCCGTTGAGATTCTTGATCTGAATAGAGCCGCTACCGCTGGCCTCATGGCTTTATGCAGGCCTATCTTTGAATGGGTTGAATGGGATGTTCCCGCTTCGGAACAGACGCGCTCCATCTACATCAGGGGCGGCACAGGCGGCGCGGAGGACTGGTCCACATTCCCCACGGCGGCGCAACTTTACCTTGAGGCTGAATACTACGACGAGGCGGGAAGCACGCATCGAGCCTTCATCGCCTCCACCGCAGTACTGACGGACAACACTACCTGGACCCAATTCCCCGTGACGTTCACCCCTGGCAGGGTTGGCCACGTTGTCTATCGCCTACGGCTCGGGGTCGGTGCGGCATCCGTGAAACTGTACGTCGATCCTCAGTTGAACGCGGCATGAGGTTCTGATGGCGACGGATGCAAGATGGTGGAACGGGCAGACGGACCTTCCGTTCTCTTCCGGGTCCGCGCTTCCACGCGATGCCCGGTGGATAGATGGCTACGCGTGGATGTTCGATATCCTCGCCACCGCCGCTATCTACAACGAATCCCTGACCCTCGCCATCGCTGCCGACTTGTCCCGGGCGGGAATCCTTTCTGCGATCAACGCGCTGATTCTCGCGGTCGCGTCCGGGCAGGATCAATCCGGGGGGATGACCTTCGAGGAAGCCGTCACGCTTGCAGTACAGGCCGCCGAGGCGCGGGCGACGATCCTCTCCTGTAGCGAGGCGCTGACGCTGGCTTTGCAATCGGACGACGCACGAGTGGCGAGCGCCGAGATGAACGACGGCATCTCCCTCGGCGTATCCGCCGGCACCCTCCAGTCCTCCATCCTCGTGGCGGTCGAGGCCTGCGCCTTCGGAGTCGCCGTCGCCAAGGCCGTAACCGGCGGAGCGGATTTCAACGAGGCGGTTATCCTCGTGGTCAACGCCATCGAGGCCAGGTCCGCGACGGTTTCCATGAACGCCTCCCTGTCCCTCGGGATCTCTGCCGATCAGGGAACCGGAGGCGTCGCGGAGATGGATGCGGCCATCGCACTGTCACTTGCGATGGCGATGTTGCAGGCCGGGAACGTGGACGTCGGCCCGCAAACATACGACGAGGCGGTGGAGATCGCGGCCGCCATGGGGATGTCGCAGGCATCCATCGGCACGCTCCACGAGGCCGTGGCGCTGGCGACGGCGGCGGGCATGGGGCAGGCCGGACAGTCCGTCCTCGTCAACGCCCTCGTCCTTCAGGCGACGGCGGCGATGGCGCAGACCTCCGTGGGGACCCTGCTGGCGTCCCTCAACCTGGACGTCTCCGTGGGCGAGGCTTTCGGGACGGCGCTCATCCTTCAGGCGTCCGTGCTGTTCGAAGCGGCGGGAGGGCTGACGGGGATCGGCGGGCTGTCGCTGGACGATGCCGCGTCCCTTGGGATCAACGCGGGGATGGCGCAGACCATCGGACTTCTCCTATCGAACGCCGTGAGCCTAAACGCGCGGGTATCGCAGGCGCAGTCGTCGATCATGACGGTGGAGGCGCACGCCGCGCTCTCCGTCGCTTGCGGGCAGATCGACGCCGCCATGCAGACCTACAACGTCGCGCTGGCGCTCTCCATCATCTCGGGCATGGAGCAGTGGGGAATCGCCCCGAGAATTGCCGCGGCGAAGTACCTGTTCGACGCGATGGCCCGAAAGAGGGAGTACGATGCCACGGCGAGAAAACGGGAATACGACGCGACCGCACGCAAGCGCGAGCACGACGATCAATAGGAGGGGACTATGGCACAGGTGGTGAAGCCGCCCGTCCAGAAGTACGAGAGCAGATGGCTGACGATCAACTTCGATGTGAAGGATGCACTCCTGCCGGGGGACTCCCTGACCTCGATCAACTCGCTGGTGGTGACCGACGAACTGACCAGCGAGGACGTCACGGACAAGATGATCGAGGCCGGATCCGTCGCGATCGTCGGCGACAATCTGAAGGTGACCTTCCTGAAGAAGTACGGCGGAGGCGTGAACGGCAAGGACTACCACGCCGAGGCGAACGTCAAGACGGTGCTGGGAGAGGATCTGCCGGAGGTTCTCATCATCCCGGTGAGGGAAGACTGACGGAATAATCGAATCCACGACGAGCCAACGGAGGCCCCTTTCGGGGCCTTTTTTATTTCAGGGGGGGATGCCCATGAGGATCCTGATCGACCCAGGCCACGGCGGCACGGATCCCGGTGCTGTGAACGACCGGGTGAAGCTGCGGGAGTCAAACGTCGCGCTCATGTACGCGCTGATCCTCCGCCAGCACCTCGCAGACGCGGGGCACCAGGTCTCCCTCTCTCGGGAGGCCGACCAGTTCCTCTCCCTGCCGGCGCGCGTGGCGTTCGCGCACGACCGCAGGGCGCACCTGTTCCTCTCCCTGCACTGCAACGCCGCGGTCAACCAGGCGGCCTCGGGGATCGAGCTGTGGACGTCGGTGGGACAGACAGCTTCGGACGATGTCGCGACAAGTCTCTTCGGGGAGATCAAGGCAACCTTCCCCGACCGGAAGATGCGCACGGACTGGGATGACGGCGACCCGGACAAGGAGGCGAACTTCTACGTCCTGCGCAACACGCGGATGCCGGCTGTGCTGCTGGAGCTCGAGTTCCTCTCGAACGACGCCGCGGCCATCTGGCTCCGGGACTATGCAACGGTCAACCTTTATTGTGCTGCGATCGCCCGCGGCGTGGACGCGTGGGATAAATCCTTGAGGAGGTAGAAAAATGTTGTGGATGCGAAGAAGTGTTGGGGTACTGATCGGGCTACTTGTTATTGGTGTGATGATGCTATCCGCTGGAAATGCCGTCGCCGCAACGCTGTCGTGGACCGCGCCGACGAGTTACGAGCCGGTGCCCCCGGCGACGGTGGGAGATCCGATCCCATCGGCGAAAGTCTCGACGATCACGTATACACCATCCTACGGCTCCTCCGCGACCGGGCCGTGGACGGACCTTACAAGCACCGCAGCAGGCGCCACCAGCGCAGCCGTGCCTGACCCGGCCCCGGGAACGACACGGTGGTATTCGGTCAAGTCGAATCTCGACGGGCAGACAAGCGTATATGCCACCGCCGTATCGAAGACCGCCCCGGCACTAAAACCGAAATCCCCGACGGGCCTCTCGGTGAACTGACATTGAAGCGGGCTGTATTTATCATCGCCTTCCTGCTCCTCGCGGTTCCGTCTTTCGCGGAGACTTTCGGATGGAACCCCGTGACGCAGTACACGGATGGCACGCAGATCATCGGCAAGACGGTCTATTACCAGCCCTTGTGGTCGATGACGCAGGCCCTTGCTTCGCCGAAGGACATGGGCGGGCAGATCACGTCTACGATGAAGGATTTCACTCCGGCTTCCGAGGGGATGCCGAGCACCGGGTGGATCTACCTGTCCTGCAAGGCCATCGTGGATGGGGTGCCGTCCGATCTCGCATCACCCCTCGCGTGGGATGTGGCACGGAAAAAACCGGTACCTCCTGGGCAATTGAAGAAGATCGTCCGATGAGAAAGATGCTGGCCTGGATGATCCTTTTCCTTGCGGCCTGTTCGTCCCCGCAAAATACGGAGCCACCGAAGGAGCAAGGGAAGGAATATCTGGCGTGGGAGCAGGAAGATAGATACACGGACAATACCTACATGGACATTGCCAGAGAGGTGTTCCGGTACGACGTTTACATGGACGAGGACGGCACGTTCGAGCCCTACGGGGAGGAGCACAACCTGAATCACCTGATCGCATCGGTGGGCAGGCAGGACAATGTTGTGCAGATCGAACGGGAGTTCGACCTGTGGCTCTTTCGGCAGGCGGGGATCACCCCAGGCCCGTACGGGAAGTTCCTGTCGGTACGATGCGTGGCGATCGACAACTCGGAGTCCGATCATTCGGTGCCACTATTTTGGGAAGGTGAATGACCCATGAGTGAAAAAGATTTCATCAAACAAATGAAAAAAGAGTGGGACAAGATTCTGGAAGAATGCGTGAACCCTAATACGCATACCACTCTTTTCTCGGTTAAGGATCAACTCAAGTGGATCAATGGACACATGAAGGTGCTGGAAACCGCCATTCGGCAGTTATCGTCGCTACGGAAACACTTGGAGAAGGTTCAACTTCTGCAACTCATCAGAGAAGATGGTGAGGAAGATAAGGAGGAATAGCCATGCCGCTGATTCATCTGGTCATCGTTCTGATCGTGGTCGGTGTTCTGCTGTGGCTCGTCAACACCTATATCCCAATGGATCAGAAGATCAAGACGATCATCAACATCGTGGTGGTGATTGCGGTGGTCCTTTGGCTCCTTGCCGCCTTCGGGGTTATAGGCTCCATGCACGAGATCCGGGTCGGAAGATAGGCGCCGCGATGCCGGGGAAGAAGGAACGATGGTCCGATAAGTTCCGCACGGCCGGGGCGATGTTCGGGTTCGGGGCTACCATCGTGGCGGCGACGGTTGGCTCGATCGCATACTTCGCCCCGAGGGGAGAAACCAACGAGAAGATCCTGAAGGTAGAACATCTCGCCGGGATGACGCAGAAGGAGCTCAACCTCTGGCAGATCGACAGCCAGATCGGGGAAAACCGCCGGCAGCTCCGGCAGATCGTGATCGAAGAGCAGGGCGGGAAGCTGCCCCCGAAGGCGAAGAAGGTGTTCGAGAAGCAGAAGGAAGACATCACCTCGGAAATAGAGTCGTTGCAGAAGAAGCGGGAGCGAATCGAAAAGGAGGGTACACCATGAGCTTGCTGGACCCGATCGGATACATCCTCTTCGGAGCCATCCTCGGGCACTTCCTCGGGGACTGGATCATCGCGAAGGTCAAGGGGTGGTTCGGCCAGCCCCCGGCTTTGGGATAATGAAATGGATGAGTGGGGGTTCTTCTCAACCGCACAGCAATTCATCGACCCGGTGGCAGTGATCTTCGCCATCACAGCCTGCTGGCTCATCAAGCAAATTTTCTTCCAGGAGGCGGGGCAGGCGTCGGGGTTCATGCGCCCGGGGGAAATATGGACCCGCATCTTCCCGGCCATGCCGATTCTCTTGGCCGTCCTGTACGTCGTCGTGACCGGATACAAAAGCTACACGGGAAACGTACTTGCGAGCAAGGGGATCGTCTCGGGCGCCGTGGCCGGGTATTTGAACCGTGCATGGAAGGTGGTTGTGCTTGGCAAATAACCACAGGCGGGTTCGGATTTCCGCTTGTCCGACGTGCGGGAAGCTTGTCCTCCATCCCTGTATGGCGGATGGGGATCAGGGGTGCAAGGAAACTTCCTGTCCGGTCTATTTCAGGAAGGGAGGAAAATGTAGTGGAAACCGTGGAGAGCGTAAAAAGAAAGATCGCCGACCACTGGAATAAGAACTGGTTCGCGATTCTCGTCGTGGCGATCCTCGTTGCCGTGGTCTTCTCAGGATACCTGGGCGCACAACATGCGCAGAAGATGGCGGACAAATATTACCAGCGGATCGACGCGCTGGAAAAACAGGTCAACGAAAAGCTGGCGGCGATCGAGGCCGGGGACAAGGAGGCGGCCCGGCAACGTGCCGAGCTCGAGAAGCGGATCGCTGTATCGAATGCGAAGTGGGACTCTGCCATCAAGAAATATGCGGAAGTGAGGGGGAAAGTGTATCCCACAAAGCCGAAGGACGACAAGGAGCTTCTGACCAGATTCTCCGCGACTGGCTACAAGGCGGTCCTCCGATGAGAAGATTGCTCGTATTTACCCTATGCGGGGCGATCGTCCTTGCCTGCCCTTCATCCCAGGGAGGAGATCGCCTCTCCTGGGCGGCGGAGGATTCGGGGGCGGCCGTAAAAAGGGAGCTGGTAATCCCCTACGACCAGGCGGAGAAATTGCTCGAGGACCTGGAAAGGGGGAAAATGGATGGGGAGAGGGCCACTGCCTGCGAGGATGCGCTCAACCGCGGGATCATCCTGGTCGAGGACTGCAAGGCGGCGAAGGGACTCCTCGAGAAGCGTGTCGACGTCCTGACGAAGGACCGGGATGAGGCCCTTGCGATGGCGAAAGAGGCAACGGAGACCGGGAAGAAGATCGGGAAGACACCCTGGTACAAGCGGCTGTGGGACGCCGGGAAGTGGGCATTGATCGGAGCGGCCATCGGATTCGCCGCCGGGGTGGGAAGGTGATAACGGTGCAGGAGTTCCTCTACCACTTCGGCCCCCCTCTCGTCGTCGCCGGGCTGACGATCTGGCTCGGCCGCAGGTTCAAGCAGAGCGACGACAAGAGGGAAAAAGACCGCCTCCTCACGGAGCAGAAGCGCATAGAGGAGAAGACCGACCAAGATATCTTCCGACGCAAGGTGGTCGGCGGCCTCAAGGTGATCCGCAAGCAGAACCAATGGATGAGCAGGAAGTTCGTCGAGCTGGTGACGATCCACAACACCAAGCACCATGCCGAAGCCGTCTCCCTCGATGGATATCCGAACGACGTGATCGAGGATTAGGGATGACCAGCGAGTGGAGGATTCTGACCGATGATGAAGGGCACACCATTTCCATCCGTGGACCGGACGGGAAGGAGCACTCCTTCTCCGGATTCATCCTGTTCGCTGGCGATGCTTTCGCCGGGGCAGATTACCAAGCGGCGCATGGGGCCTCGGCAGACGCGGCGTTCGCCTTCGTTCGGGGATACGACAAGCCGAAACTCGCGCAGTTCTACAAGTCCTGCGCGTTGCAATTCATGAAGGTGCTCTCCCCCGAGGTGTTCCGGCAGGAGGTGGACGCGGAAGAAACGCTTGCCCGATGGGAACGGGAGGACAGCCGGAAGAAGGTGATGTGACTAACCCCCCCCTCCCTCCACGGACAATCCACGGACAGCATTATGCTACCTTTTCCCCTGTGATTTCGTGCATAGTCATCCTTTCGGATGTAGGCTGTACGTTCAAGATTTCCCTTCCTTCTCTATATCTTCCGGGCGGCTTTCTTTTCCCACGGACAGTTCACGGACAATTCCTCCTGCCACATAATGCCGGAAGGTAACGCCCGGCCCTGAATGGCCGACCGCCTTTGCCGTCCTGACCTTCGCTTCCTTTTCCTCCTCGCGCCAGGTGCGCGTTGCGAAGGAATGGCGGGTACCGACCGTGAGCGAAACCCCCTGGAACCCCGCTTTTTTAGCCGCCCGTTTCCACTCGCGGGACAGATAGCATGGACGATGCGGTTTTCCGGTTCTGCCGGTAAATAGATACGCCCCAAGGGTCTTATCCTGCATCGCTTCGGAAATCACACCTTCCATGTCCGCCGGGACAGGCTTCCGGTGGATCTTCCCCGTTTTGGTATCCGTCACGTTCCCGTGGTCGTCTATTGACCGCTGGAAATGCAGGAACCCACCAACAACATCCTTGACCCTGACCGCGCATACCTCGCATGGACGAACCCCGGTCCTCGCGGATAACCGCATCGACGACTGATACATCAAGGGGGCCTTGGAGATGATTCTCTCCTGCTGTACAGCGTCTAGGATATACAGGTCGCGTTGCGGAACTTTCACCATCGGGCGGACGATGTTTTCCTTGATGTCCCCACGGCGCCGCATCTCTTCGAGGAAGGACATGGTGATCCCGACGACGAGCTTGACCACGGACGGCGCATACCCTTCCCCTGAAATCGCCGTCTTCAGGTCGATCATGTGCGCCGTCCTCAAGTCCCTTACATCGATCCCCCCCCACCGTGGAGAAACGAGCTTGACGCGCACCCACTCTACCTGCCGCTTGTACCTGGCGGACCAATCCGACTCCCGGGCGGCGGTGAACTTCTTCCACTCGACCTCGAACAGATACTCCTTCCGGCTCGTCTGCTCCCATTCGGTAGCATCCCACCCGGCGCGGGAAGACTTCGCTGCCCTCATCGCATCCAGGAATTGAGACGCCGCCTCATAGGAAGCGAACACCTTCCCGTCCCGGTCCGAATACCGCTTCCTCGTCTTGAGGCCGAACCCGGAGGTATCGACGTACAGGCGGCGAGGCGCGGTCCTGCAAACAGGGCAAAGGAGCACCCGGAACCGGCCCGACAATTCCTCTTCAAATGATTGACGGCAGACGGGGCACTTCTCGTTCGTCCGAACATATCCGGCCATGCAGATTCCCTCCCCAGGGCGATTTGTGGGGAGAGGATACCCCGCCGTGCCTCCCGGGATCAATCCCTGGGGAGGATTAGGAACCCCGGGAAGCGACGGCGGGGAGGGGGAGGTCATGCGCCCAATTCCTTTAAAATGTCGTCTATCGCCTTCCGAGCGAGCCGAAAAGAGGCAATCAGCGCGGGAATGCCATTCGGAATGAAGAGAATCCCCCTCGGGGCGTCGATCTCCGATTTCCGGGCAACTGGACAGTTTTTCGGTAGGTGCCGGTAGCGAGGCCCACAGGCGGCACATGAGGGAAGTCGGTTCGGCATCAGTCCTTCCCCTTGAGGGCTTTCATCTCGAACCCGCGTTCCGCGATTACTTGGTACACACTCCTCCCGGGTGCAACGGAGACGAATGGCAGGAAGATCTCCTCCGGACGCACCATGTCGAGATCGACCAGGGCCATCTGAGCCTTGACCCAAGCGGAAAGCTGCCGCCAGCAGATGCGGTACGCGGCCTCGTCGAGGCGACCGTCCTGCTTCCACTGGTCCCTCTGTCGCGGCCCGAGATCCCGGTAGATCCGATTTTTCATAGCCTCGACCCGGGCGGGGAGTTCGACCGGAACCTGTTTCCCGTCCGGCAGTGTGATCAGGAAGGCGAGGCCTCGGAGAAGCCCATTGGAATCGAAGTCCTGACGGACCTGCGTGGCGCCGCGGCTGGCGATCTCGGAGATGATCTCGGAGACGGAGCGCTCGGCCTTGACGCTGGTGTGCTGAAGGTAGATTTTCGTCATCCCTTCCCCTCCGGCACCTGGTCCCATACGCGACCGTCAAGGAGGCGGCCCGCGGCCTTCTTGCCGACGTGCATCATCTGCGCGCAGTTGTAGGGGTAGGAGTGCTCGTATGCTTCTCCGGTGGTGACGTGGACCCACACCCGTTTCGGCGTGGCGCCAGATGGCGTGACGGTGTGGAAATCATCGGGGACCCACGGCCCCCACTGCTTGAAGAAGAAGGGCACCGCAGCCGCTTGGCACTGTCCCCGCAACGACCGTGCCCAATCCGGGTGCATGGGTCGCGCTCCGGGGCCGGACTCCCCACCAACGATGCACCACGATATCCCCCTGAAATCCACCTCACCAGGATCGGCCAGAAGCGGCTCAAATGAGATGAACCGGAGCGCGGCAGGGACATCCACCAGCACGTCCCGACGCCACATTGCTTCGGGTCCCTCGATGGTAGTGCCGAGCCACAGGTTCGGGAGCACAGGGAACTTCTTGCTGAGTCCGCCCCGGAAATGGTAAAGCATCCGGTCTGGCCGCTTTGTGAGAACCAGGAAAGTGTGCCAAGGCGCAGCCTCTATGTAGCTGAATACGGATACAATGAATCCATGCGGAACATCCTTGTGAAAAAGGTCATTCCACGCCGCCCACGCCTGCGGCTTCTTTACTCGCAGTGGTTCCGTCAGCACGCGATCTGTGGCAAGGCGTACCTGCCCGTTCCACTTCCCGCCGGTCGTGCACTCCCCACCACCGTACCGCTCGGCAATCTTCTCGTTCGGGTTCTTCCCGCGCATCACGGTCTCCCGCTCTGACCAGCAATGGGCGCAGCCGGGGGAGACCTTCGTGCAACCGGACACGACGCGCCAGGAACGGTCCCAGTAAAGGCCACGGTCGATGCGTGACCGGTCAGCCACGGATGCCGCTCCAACGGTTATCTCTTCCTTCAATCGCAAGCTCAATATTTTCGACGCGCCTCAGGGCATTCATGGTCGGTTCGGACACCGATATGATCGGGCCTGACATGAACGCTCCCTCGCACCGGATGTTCTTGTCGTGCAGCCGCTTGCAAATGCAGCTTGGACAGAGCAGGCCACCCTCGTCGCCGCTCGGGGAAATCTCCTTCCACGCCCAAAAGGGAATGATGAGGTCAGGGAATCCGTGCGCATCGCCGTAGGGACGCTGGCAATCCTGACAATCAGTGGTGCTCATCCCTTCACCTCTGGCACCTGGGCGGCGAGCTTGCGGTACTTCTCGTTCTCCGCCTTCATCATCTCGGGCCAAGCGGATGGATGAACGGACGCCGCCTTCTCGTCCATTTCGCGGGCCATCTTATTCACAAGGGCGACCCACTTTACGATGGCTTCCTCGTCCGTCATTTTCATCCTCACCTCCACCTTTTCTCCCGGTACTGGTAGCGGTACGGCACGATCAACATTGGCCTCCTCTTCGGTATGGTGAAGGTGGCCTTCTGGACGGCCACGGCGCATATGCGGCACATGCTGGAACGTGGGTCCATTTCATTTGTGCAACCGATACTCGGGCAGGGGACGCGTGGGCGGTCAGGGCGGTTCACGCGAAATCTTCCTGTTGGTGATGGAGGTATCTCTGAACATTTTTCTCCTTGTTCTCTTCGTGTGCCCATATAGCGTCCAGGCATAGATCGTTGGCCTTGACCATAATCATCATCGCTGCCCTCACATCGCCGAGTTCCTTCTCCAAAAGTTCTCGATTCCTCGGCCCTCCATTCGGATGACAGCTCTCGTATCCGTGCCGCAGGATCTTCCCGATCACCTGGATCGCCTCACCCATTTCCTCCGCGAGAAGTGCGAGGCGCTCTATTTCTGCCGGAGACAATCTGCTGAAAAGAACATCCGGGCATTCATGGCGAATGGCTCCCATCTGGATCGTCTCTTTGCATATCGGGCAATGTCCCATTACCCAGTCACCACTTTCCCCTCGCGCACTTCGAGCTCGCCCTCGTGGGGCGCACCGACGCGCGTCACGAAATACTGGAATCCGTCCGAACCGGACTGCTTCACGAATTCGGCGAAGGTTTCCTCGTCCAGACGTTCGACCCCGTCGATGCAGATCAGGGGCAGTTCCCGGGAGAGGGCCCGGGCGATCGACAGGGTGACCTCGATCTGCTCCGAGGCAGAAAGCTGGTCGATCGGCACACCGGAGACGAGGATCCCCGCCTCCCCGATCTGCAGTCCCTCGATCGGCAGTTTCGCCTCGGCCAGCGCCTTGGCGGGGAGTTCCTTCCCGAAGAGTTCCGTCAGGGCGGACAGGCGGCCGGATTCCTCCTCGAGGTTCTGGATCTCCTCCTTGAGGCTATCGACCTCCTCGAAAATCGCCATGCGCTTCTGTTCGTCCTTGAGGGCCACGACCCGGGTAGTCGTTTCGGCAAGGCTCTCCTGCTCGGCCTCGAGCTTCTTCGCGTCGAAGGGTGAAGGAAGTTCCGCGATGGTCTCAAGGTTTTTCGTCAATCGACCATCGAGAGTCGCCGCTTCTTCCTCGAGGCGCATCCTTCGCTGTCTTTCGTTCACGATGTGGTCCTTGTTTCTCTTGGCGGTCGCCAGCTTCTCCTCGAGGGAGGCAATCAGATCGATCGCATTCTTGGCATCTGCATCGCTGTATGTGATCGCCTTTGCCAGTTGCATCTTCCCCGCGAAGCTGATCGCCAGCTCCTCCTGCTCTTTGCCGATCCGTGCCCGGGTTTTCTCCGCCCGCTCTGCCGCCTTCTGTTCCTCCTCGAGGGCGGCGATCCTGCGTTCGATGGTCTGTTCCTGATCCCTCCACCGGTCGATCTCAACGAGGACGTTCGGGTTGTAGACGTACGCTTCGGGGAGCTTCTTTTTCGTCTCTGCGGCCGCGGACATCTTCTGCTTGAGCGTGCGGTTCACTTCCGTGCGCTGGCGGTAGAACCATCCGTGGGCCTCGGCGTACTGCTCGAGCGCCGGTCCGGAGGGCGGGACCGGGACCTGAGTCCCATCCCCGGCCGCTTCCCGGATCTGCTCGGCGGTGACCGTAACGTCCATGGCCTTGAGGAGGTAATCCTTCCTGGCCTTCGCCTCGGACAGAAGGAACGCCAGCGGGTTGAAAGCGAAGTTCCCGAGCAGCCCGTCGAGGAATTTCTGCGGGGCGGTCCGGATAAATCCCTCTTTCGTTTTCACCGTGACGCTGTGGGTCTTGTGGGTCTGCACCCGGGTCACCAGGATGTCCTCGAGGTCGACGACGATCTCCGCGCGTTCGGTTCCCTGGTGGATCGCCGCAGGAGTGCAGCCTTTGAAGGCCGCCTCGATGGCCTTGAGGATGCTGCTTTTACCCTGGCGGTTTTTCCCGGCCAGCACCGTGATTTTGCCGGGGGAGATTTCCGCCTCCTTGATGCCGAGGAAATCTTTGATTTTCAGCCTTGCGATTTTCATGGGATCTCCTTTTCGTTGAGGTCGGCTATGCCGCCAGCTCCTTCATCTTGTCGTCGTAAACTTTCCGAATGGCCGTCTGGATCCCGGTGGGTTTCTTCTTCACCAGCTCGAGGACCGCGTTCCACCTCGCCTCGCAGTCGGCTCTCGTCTTGGCCTTCATGAGATACCCCGGGACGCCGGCGTATTCATTCGGTGGCGGTTCGGATGGAGCCTTGTCGGGCGGAAATGGATCGTCTTCCTGTTCGTCGGCACCAGGTTCGCGCTCGGGGGGGGCTTCCTTCTCCACGACCTCCGCATCGACTGTCCGCTCGTCCTGGGGGCCTTCCGTGGTGTCCACTACCTCGGGTTCCTTGGCGGTCTGATCCGGGGGCGTGATCGGCTTCCCGTTCAGGGTGGGGTCCGAAGCATCCCGGATCTCGTCGTGGCGATCGTCTGGCGGAGGCGGGAGGGCTGGAAGTTCCGGTTCTCCCGGAAGGAGCGCGGAGATCGCGTCCCGCTGTCGGAGCATGGCCGCTTGGCGGGCATCCCCGTCGAAGGTAAAAACCCACAGGGGCTTGATGACCGCCTTCCCCTCGGGCGTGTTGATCTGCTGCGGGACCAGGGATATTCGCAGCGGGACATAGGAGATCCTCCGCAGGAGCGATTGCTGCACCGTCTCGGGGAAGTCCGGGTCCCCGGAGATCTCGTTCATGAAGCTGTTCGTACGGATGATGTT